GAGTTGGTTGAAGCCGAGTGACTGGCTAGCAACGATTACTCGACGCTGATTAAGTACTTCGTAATCTTGCTCTACGGATACACCGCGGAGACGTGGGATTACGTGGTTACGAACGTTTACAGCATAACCTACAGATGCGCTTGCGCCTTCTGCTTCGAGCTGATCAGATACAACTACTGGAGTTCCAAAGATAGAACCTACAGAACCTGTAATCTTAGTTGCTACGTCAGAGCCTACATCTGTGATATCGGCAAAGCCGGCATCAGCAATCAGATCGTAGTAACGCTTCTGTGATACAACATAAATCAGATCTTCTGGCATCATGCCATACTTACCCATCAACTTACGAGCTGCGAGGAAGTCTGCAGCATCTACAACACCTGCGCCGGCAGCGTTAACTGAAGTTTCAAACGCGTTAGAGCCTGCAAGAGCTTCGAGGCCGTCAAATGCTTCTGCACCGCCTGAAGTGCCTGTAAGAAGAGCAGCATCCACTGCACGAGCATGAGCGCGAGCAACAGATTCAACAAGCATAGGCATCAAGTTAACAAGGACTTCTTCGTCAATGTTGTTCTCCATGAAAGTAGTCGAAATCAATCGAGTTGCTTTCAGGATTACTTGGCTAGCATTGTAAGTAGCGTTAGAGCCACCCAAGTTATCTAAGTTACCTGCGGCATCAGTATTAGCACCCCAAACTGCAGCTTTTGCATCAGTCTGAATTGGCAATACTTGAGTCTGTGAATTAATAGTAATTTCACGGAAGGCTTGTGCCAAACGCAACTCAAGCATAATTTCCTTCTCAATTTGAGTAGAAACTTCTTGAGCGATATCACCAGCATTAGCTGCATAGTTGATACCTAATTTTTCCATAAGGATCTTAGAGTAGTCAGTGTCCCAACCTTTTCCAGTCATAACACCAAGAAGGTGTCCGTACATGAAGTCCTTACCAAACTTAGAAAGGTCGCCAGAACCACTACGATCAGCGAATACACGCTTTGAATCACGCATTTTTTGGAGCTCTTCAGATTTCTCTTCCAAGTCCTTCGCGTGTTGCTGCATTACTTCTTCAATCTTCGCATCCTTCTCAGAAAGCTTAGCTTGAATATCGGCCATCAGGCGCTCAGCACCTGACTCAACGCCAGTAGTAATAGCTTGCTTTACTTCTTCTTCTTGTGCTTCTTTAGCTTCAGCATCTGCTTGAGCTTTTTCAGCGACTTCTTGAGCTGCTTTTTCTTCTGCAGCCTTTGACTCAGCTTGCTTCATTGCAATTTTAGCAGCAGTTTCCTCTGCTACCTTCTTAGCAAAAGCTTCCAAGTCGACTTCGGGAGTATTTACTTCCGACATATTGATCTCCTCTTTAGCGGATTTTTCCGCTTCGTCCGGTGTTTCACTAGCTACCGATGAATTTTCATCCTTAGCCAGAGACTGACCGGCTAGATCTACACGATTGGTGAAAGTTTTTTTGAATTCATTATACTCCTCAATAGAGTCGAATGACTTCGCCAGAGAAAAAGTTGCTGCTTGATTACAGGGTACGGAAACAACCGACACCTCAAACAACTCAGCATCCTTAATCTTTAATCCGTCAGTTTCCGATAGGTAATCAGCATCCTTGACTCGGAAACCAACAGAAAATGCTCCAAGAATGCCTTCTTTTACAAGCTGCGCGACATGATCGGGCGCAGATTTAGAAATTTTAGCCTTTAGTTCAAGACCGTTTTCAGTGACTTTAAGTCCTGTAGCACGTCCAATAGGCTTGTTATAGTCATGATTGAAAAGAATAATAGGATTCTTTTCGAAGTTACCAAGGCCACCTTTAGTCCAAGCTTCTGCGGAAATTGTATCTCCCGCTCGGTCGAAGTCAGCAGTACTAGCCATTCCGCAAATGTGAACGCTACCATCTTCGTCTTCATTTAAAGCCTTAAAGGTAGAGGTAAGATTAAAAATCTTTTCCATTAGTCTTCACTCTTTTCTTCTGCCGGAGCAGCCTCGCTCGAAGGTGCAGCAGGTGCTACTTTAGCCTTCGGAGCAGGTTTCGGAGCAGGTGCTGGCTCCGGTTTTTTACCCAAATCTGGGTGCTTTACTTTAAGCGCGTGTAAAAGATACTTCCACGCCTTAAAACTTCTTTTTACTGAAATAGCATGGAGGGCGTCTTGAGGGCCTACTACCCTTGCATATTCTTTGTAGTCGATATCTAAAGCAAGACCATGCTTTTTAAATTGTGCATATGCAATATCTAATACTTTTTGTTTTTGTCGTACTGCCATTAATCTTCTCCTTCTTCTGTGGGCCTACCGCCCTCGTCAGGATTTACTGCGCTTCCTGTAATATTTGCTGGTACTCTTAACTCATCGAAACCTTCCATCGGCTCGAAATTGATAGCTTCACGAGCTTCATTAGGAGTTATAATACCAGTATTTACAAGTGCTGAATAATACTGAGCTTGATCACGTAACTCTGGTTGAAGTGCTGGAATATCGGTAGCATCTTCTGTAAGTTCAAATCCAAAATGCTTTTCTAGTGCAAAGTTAATTTTTCTTACAATAGGTAGTATCGTCTCAAGATAGTACATTCTCATGTTTGGACGAAGATTTGCATTATTACCAGAATCCATCATGATAGGTGGGATGCCAAGAGCCTTCAAAATAATTTTTTCATTCTCTGTAATTGCTGATTGAAAATCCAGTTCTTTAAAATTTATATTTGAAATAGGATCTACTTCTATACCCCCGTCCAAAACTAGTGGGCGTCTCCCACCTGCATCAGGACGATAACGTTGCTGCCAAGATTGAATCATTCGTTCTTTAATTTTCTCAGACAGTGTATTTGGGGATTTAAGTATAAGGCCTGGAACTGCTCCATTCTTAAAAAAGTTATCTTGAAACTCTCTCATACGCTTCATAAGTACCATAGTACGAAGAGCGGGTTTTAATCTTGAAACGCCTCGGTAAATAGAATAAAAAGAATTTTCTTTTACATGAATAATTTCTCGAGGGCTATAGTCTACTTGCTCATTGTAAGTAAACTTTTCGATATAAGTAGATTCGCTTGCATGAATCTTCATCTTACTTGCTGGCAGATGATAAAGGTGGACTCCATCATAATATATAAAAATATTGCCGTCTATTAAATAATCTATAATAAGATTGCGACGAAAAGAACTTATATCTTGAAATAGGTTAGGCTCTTTATTTAGTAAGAGAGATACTCTGGATCTTTTTATACCTTTTATAGTACTTTGGATAGGTAGCTGAGTACCGACTTTTACATTTATCTCAGCGGTATCATCAATAATCATATTAACACCGCGATTTACAATTTCTAAGTCTTCATACGCTCTTTCAAAACTAAAAGTAGGCTCTCTGCTGCTCTCAATTTTATGGTCAAAATAAGGTTGAGCAGGATTTAACTTCTCCTCCTTATCGCCAAAAATATTATTATACCAAGCCATGCTTTCCTCTTTGTATCTCTACCCAACGTTTTTGTTTAGGCGCTGAGTGTAGTGTTGGGTTTCGCCCGTATATTGAGTGCAATTTTAAGTGGTGAGCGTGGCACAAAGTAACAGTATAATCGTATAACTCTTCAATATGCTCATTAATAAATTCATCTCTAAAATTTCGAATATCCTCCATCATATAGTTTTGTTCTTTAACCCACTTCTGAAGTAGGGGACTTAAACTATAGTAATGGTGAAAATCAAGCTCAGTGTCTGCCCCGCATATATAGCACTCGGAGGCTTTTTCATACCTTGATTTTGCTTTATCTCGTATATACTTTACGGGATCTCGTTTTAGCTCTGCCATCTTTGAATCTATTACTTTTTAATAACGAAATTATATCGTGAGGAAACTAAATTGTCAACTACTTTTTTTCTTAGGTCTTTCTAGAAACTTGTAGACGAAGTTTGAAATGAATAAACTGCATATCGTAAAGCATCCGACATGTGTGACGCCATATTATGTTTTGGTTTTTCTCTAGCAAGGTTAGGGTTTGGATCCCATTGATATTGATCTAGTGCTGATAAACTATGAAGACATTTCTGGTCTATAATTAAATTATCATTATCAACAATAGCAGCCACATGAGCAATACCGTCCAGTACAGACTTTTTGGCATTTGTGGTAGTAATATCATAGTTCTGAGCAAAGTCAAATCTAGTTTGTTGAGCTGCTGAATCAATGAAGATATAATCAATATCCCACTTTTCCATAAGTCTACTAATTTCAACAGCATGTTGTTCTGTAGTTTTTTCAGCATCTAAATACTCGTCTAAGATGTAGTATTTTTCGTCGTCCCAGTCGTATGCCAATACGCAAAAGGCAGTGGGATCTCTATACCCCACATCAAGACCTGCGAATATATCCATTTTTGAAACGTCGAATTCTTCCAAGTTTTCAATGCAGGTTTCATGATTAAAGTTCCAAATTTGTCCTTCATAGGTGTTAAAGTCTGCTTCATACTCTTGTTTAAACTCTGCTTCTGACATACTTTTTCTAGCTTCTGAAACGTCACTCTCAGACATCCTAGGGTTATCTTTATAGGTTGCACGTATAGATGCCCACTCAGGAAACTCATCAGTAAATCCTCTATTAAAAAATTCAGCAAACCAGTTACTCTTTCCTCTAGGAGTAGAAATAAACAGGGCTTTAGAATTATCTTTGTCTAGGGTTGGACGCAGTGCAACATTAAAAGCTTCTTTGCCGTCTGCAAGTGCTGCCTCATCAAATATAATAAGATCATAACTACGACCTACACAAGAGTCTACTTGATTAATTGAACCCATTCTTATTGTAGAACCGTTTGTTAGTTCAATTACTTTATCTTTAGCATTATCTTTTGCTACTTCAAGATCAAAGTGCTTAATCAATTGTCTTTGTAAGTCGAAAGAAATCTGAGACAAGGCATAGTTCGGAGACATAATTAAAATGTGAGAACCTGGGACTAGCGATACTAGCTGCCCAATAATATTTGCGATATAAGTTTTGCCCTGTCTTCTTGAAATTGCTGCAGTTACAAAACGATACTTATTGTTGTTTATCGCATTTATGATCGCCATTTGAGACGGAAGAGGTGTAACGCCGAGTAAGTCCAAGTATGGATCTACTGGAAGCTTGAGAAACCTCGTCTCAGATTGAAATTCAACAAGTCGCTCGGAGACTAAGTCTCTCCTACTTATTTCTATTGTCATGTTATTATTATACCTTTAATCGTTTTTTCTATGTCCGTTCCAAGCTGCAAATCCTGCGACTCGAAGAGCCCAGTATGCTAAATAGTTTAACAGCTTGAAACCATTTACTTCAATACAAATGTCACGGAAAAGCTTATCCATCCACTTTTGATCTTTCTTACCAATATCTGTTCCATCTTTTTTCATAAGAGTAGCATATTTATAGCCATAGTCGTGAACAAGACCGCCCATAAGTAATACACCGGTAGGAGACAGCCACATAGCAAGAAATTTAGGGACAGACGCACCATCAAACTGGAATCCTTTGGGAATAACATACTCTTCCACTCCTAGTGTAAAATGGAAATCATCACAGATTTCCCATTGACGAACACCTAACATCCACATCCATATTGCTTTCCAAAATCCTTTATCTTTTGTCTGAATTGCAAGAGGTTTCATATGAGGCATTTCATCATAATAAAAACCTACCCTATCTTCTCCTTGCCCATCAAAAATACTTGCTACAAAGCCTACAAGAATAAGAGTGATTACAATAGTCCACTGCCAAAAATTTACTGCAAGATCAAGTAAGAAGTCCACTTATTTTCCTTTTTGGTAAGCCTGTGCGCCGAAGAACGCTGCTACCAAGCCTGCTACCGCTACAAAGTAAGTCGGTGCCATATCTCCAAGAATACCAGATGCTTTATCTAAGCCAACAAAATCAGCACCAACAACAGCGAAGGGATACAGCAGCATCCCACCAAGAGCATACCACGCCATGTTTCTTTGTGCATCTCGCATTGCGTCCGCATCTTCTAGCTCCTTTCGCTTAAACTCCATGTACATTGCTTTTTCTTGGTCATCTACTTTACCATCGCCATTCGTATCTGCTGGATGAAAATCACTCATTACCATTTTACCTTATCGGCCCAATAAGCTGCACTCATTTTGCCTCTTGCAATGTTTTTTGCGTGACGAGCTTTAAAACTTTTACGTTTCGCTTTCATTGCTGCACTTTCTCCTGCTTTGGGTTTGCCTGCAGTCTTAGCTCCTTTTTGCCCAAAACGAATTGTTTTAATCTTAGAGCCTACTTTCGCTACAACAATATGTGACTTTTTTGCATGTCCGGGAGTGCGCTTAGGCTTATTAAAACCCGAAACTCCCGCTCTTTTTAAACGAGGATCTCTTTTCTTACCTTTTCTTTTTACCGCCACGTCGCATTCTCCTCTTCGACTTGGTAAAAGTTTTTACCATAGTCGGCTTTCCACCTGGGTTACCTGCAGCTCTCTTACGACGAATAGCAGATTTACGCTGTGCGGCCGTCATACGAGCAGCTTTTGAAGCTGGGACACACTTAGGATACTTTCCCTTTTTGGACTTCTTACGACCACAAGGCATATACCCCCCGCCCTTTTTTGGACGGGAGATATCTACCCACTTTTCTTTGAACCATTTTGTTAAACCACCTTTTGGCTTTGCCATTACTTTTTCTTTTTTCGAAGAATAGCTGCTTGTAGAGCTTTAGGCAGTTTCTTCTGCTTTGCAGTTAGACCCATAGACTTTTTCTTCTTACCGCGCTTTTTTGCTGCTTTAGAAGGACGTCCTCGCTTTTTACCATAAGTTCCTTTACCTGCTGGCATTACTTGCTCCCCATGCGGTATCTACCGCCTTTGGCTTTGTAAGTTTTTACAAGCCATCCATTTGCGTAAGCTGAAGGGTATACTTTAAACTTTCTCTTTGCTTGCGCTTTCACTCTTGCGTACAACTTCTTGTTCGTTGGCACAGGTCTCTTCTTCGCTGTCTTTCGTCTTCGGACTGCCATTATTTATTCTCATCCGTCCCAAGGACGTCCTGCTCCCATAGTGGGGGTAGTTAAGTACTA